CGTTTATCCCCTGGCTCACCGATATCGTCCGACTCATCACCGCCGTGATTGGCTTACTGTGCGCCATCTACGGGGCCTACCGACTCTTCCGCTCCAAATGAAAAACACGAAAACAACTCTCGCCGGCATCGGTGCCATCCTGGTCGCTGTTGGCGGGGCCATGAAGGCCCTGTTCGACGGTGATCCGACCACCCATCTGGACATCACCACGACCATCGCAGCGGTGACCGCTGGCATCGGCCTGATCTGGGCCAAGGACGCCGAAACTCCGAAGCAGTGAACTGGATCTACCAGATCCTGAAGGCCCTGCTCGATTGGCTCCGGGAAACACCACCCACCGATATCCAACATGGAAAAGCACCCGAGGCTCTCAAGAACGATCTGGCTGATCGCATTGCTGGACTGCCTCGGTTGCCAGATGACCAAGGTGGTCCTGGTCCCTTCCGGTGATCCCGTGATGCTGGCCAAGCCCACCAGGGCCAGCGTCTATGCTTTCGATGCCGACAAGAAGCTGGTGGGGCCATCTCAAGTGATCCTTCCGGCCGGCTGGTACGTCCTACCCAAGAAATAAAACTATGGCCCAGCAAACGATCAACATCGGCACCATCGCCAACGACAACACCGGGGACACCCTCCGCGGCGCCGGGCAGAAGATTAACGACAACTTCGACGAGCTGTATGGCAACCTGCCAATCGACACAGCCCCGGCCGCCTGGGTGCCTACGCTGACCGATTCCGGCGGTGGCCGCACCTACAGCTACACGATCAACACGGCGCGGCACACCTCCATCGGATTCGTTGCCACCTTTACGGTCGACATCACCGTGAACTCGGTGAGCGGATCTGCCACCGGTGACCTGCGGATCAGCCTGCCGGATCCTGTATCCTACGACGCTGCCCTGGCCATCTGGCTCGACAATGCCACCGCCCAGGCCAAGACCGCGGTGATCGGTAAGGCTGTCGGCGGTACGTCCTACGCCGCCCTGTACCACTACGAGACCGGTGACGTCACCAGCATGGCCAGCCAGATCCAGGCTACGAGCCGGATCCTGATCTCCGGCACCTACTTCACCGCCTAAATGACCATCATCGGCTCCAGTCTCCAGCAGGGCATGACGGTGCTCCAGCAGATGCTGGGGGCGCCGATGTTCATCTGGGAGGGCTCGTCGATCCGGTGCATCCCGGCCATGGTCACCGATGCCAACACCCCGGTGCCTGGTGGCTTCCAGGACAACGTGGCATCCCGGATCCTGGTCAAGTTCTCCGACTGGAAGACCTGGGACAGCACCCTGGTCACGATGGACACCACGCTGTACACCCTCGACCAGGGCACCGAGTTCTCCCGGCTGCTCAAGGAGGACGGCTATTATCTGCTCCAGGAGAACACCGACCGCATCGCCCTGACCTTCTGCAAGCCCAGGCCGGTGGTCGGCCGCACGCTGGTCTACCAGGGACGCACCCTGCGGATCCTGTCCTGCCGGGTCGATGCCTCCGGCGCCTATTACAGCCTCGAACTAGGAGCCAAGACCCGGTGAGACCTGTAGTTAACATGACGGTCGACTCCAGCAAGTTCGACGCTGCCATGAAGGCATACCTTCTGCAGACGAGCCGTGACCTTCACAAGGCGGTCAACAGCCGATTCTTTTACCTGATGGTCCGGCTGTTTGTCCTGGTGCCGCCTAAGAGCCCGGGCCAGGAGCGCCGCAGGATTGCTGACTACCTCGGCACCCCGCTGGGAAACATCAACCGAAAGTCCAAGAAGACCGGCAAACGCATCGGCAAGTCCCGACTGCTTCGCCGGGTGCACCTGATCGCCCAGTCGAAGGAAGCCAAGGCCGGCCGCCGCGGTCTTTACGGTGAGGAGATGAAAGCGGCAGCCTCGGCCCTGATGCGGAAAGCTATCGGCTCAGTCGGCTACCTGCGCTCCGGTGTTGTGAAGATCATCCGGATCTACAACCGAGGTTTTACCCAGTTTCAAAGCCCGAAGTGGAAGCCCCTGTCAAAGCCTGCAGGCTACAAGGCGCCCAAGAAGACCAACGCCGCCCTAGTGTCATTGGCCAACCAGTACGGCCTTCCTGAGGAGAACGTGGCCGTGCACAAGGGCACCAAGGCCCGGGGCATCCAGGCTGTCCCAGGCTTCAACCCGACGGCCTCGGTGGTCATGACTGCCGGTGTGGCCGACAACCAGTACAACCGGGTGGCCATGATCTACAACCAGGCCATGCAGAAGGCCATGGACGACGAGCTGGCCGAGCTGACCAACCACATGACCGAGGCCATGCTGCAAAACGGCAAGGTGCTCGAAGATAACGGGATCTCCATCAAATGAACGCCGTCGCCCTAAGAGCAGAGAAGGCAGTGGCCGACTACCTGGCAGCCGCCGACTGGTCGGCCTCCGGCGCCGGCACGCCCACCTGCCTCACGTCCTACAGCCGCGGCCTGTACGACGACCCGGACGAGCAGGACGTGATGCCCAACTTCCCGAGGCTGGTGGTCTCGACCAACTCCGCGCGGCCTGTCCAACGCACCGACCTGACCTGCGAACTGGAGATCGCCGTCGAACTGCAACTCTCGGCAGACGACACCGACGAGGCCGATGTCCTGACCACCGTCCAGGTGCTCGACAATCGCATCCTGCCGCTCTTTGACGAGTCCGGGGCCTCTGCCCTGGATGCGCCATCAGACGACGCCAGCGGCCCGTTTACGGCGCAATTCGCAGCCCCTCTGGACTTTGGGGCTGCCTCAATCTCTAATCGGTCCAGGACGTTCACCCGGACCTTCACCCTTTACTGCAGCGCAACCATCTAACCCCAGACACCTATGGCTAACGTACACGGAAATAAATATCTCTTTGGATCACCGGCGACCTTGGCAATGTACGACGCCGCCGGCGCCCTCATTGTCACCGGCTACATCTCGCCCGAGATCGAAAGCTACGACATCACCGGAGAATGCGACACCGAAGAGGTGCGCAATAACAACGGCGAGGTGGTCGGCCACATCACCTACAACAACCGGCTGACCCTGACCGTCAACTTCGTTCCTGTTGGGACCAGCGCTACCGCGGCCACCGCCCTGAATGAGCGTCTTTATGGCTGTTCTCTGCCGCAAGGCAACGGCACCGTGGCGATCACCGGAGCCCCTGTGATCAATGTCGGTGGCTACGCCGACGCCATCAACACCGGCAGCGGTGGCCGTTGGATCTATGCTGGCGGTGGTTCGATCAAGACCACCCAGACCGGCAAAGCCACCGGCACGATCACTCTGAAGCGCTTCCCGGCCATCAGCGCTGCCGCAGCCACCAACCTGTGACCGCCCTGGCCGACATTCTGAACGCTACAGCCGAGCCCTGTCCTGTCGTGATGGGGCTCCGGCTGGTGCCGTATTCTGTCGGCCATTCTCTGGTGCTGCATCGTATTGGCTCGCCCTTGGCCCTTGGCGGCCCCGTAGAGCGTTCCAATCTCATGGAGGCTGTGTTGATATGCTCCCAGCCTATCAGAGAGTCTCTGAAGGCAATCCGGTCACCGCTGCGAGGCCTGGTGATCTGGCTATGGGCAAAGAGGACCAAGCATCTTTTATTCGATGCCGAGTTCGAGAAGTGGAACGACTGGATGGCCAAGCAGTCGACGGCGCCGGAGATTCTAAGCAAACCCGGGAAAGGTCGCACACTGGCCATGCCATGGCCTGAAAGAATGCTCGCCTGCTGCATGGACATCGGGCTCAAGGAGGAAACAGTATTGGCCATGCCAATCGGTGACGCTGAGCGCCTTGTCCTGGCTCGTGCAGAAACCCATGGAGATGTCGAGCTGTGGAGCCCGAAGGACGAGGCTCTATGGCGCTGGTCAAATCAGCAGCAGGCGAACAACAATTGAACCATGGCTATCTTTTCCCTCATCGCAAAACTCGGGCTCGATGGCACTGCATTCGAGGGAGGCCTTAAGCGCTCCCAGTCAATGGCTAAAGGCATCGGTAAAGAAATTGGCGCCACAATGGGCAGCATCTTTGCGGTCGACAAGCTGGCCCAGTTTGGAATGCAGGCTATCGAGACGGCCGGCCAGCTCACCGACCTTTCGAGCCAGCTTGGTGTGTCTGCTGAGTTCCTCCAGGAGATGAAGTTCGCCGCGGAACAGTCCGGATCTAGTCTCGAAGATGTGGCAGGCGCCCTTGAAAAGCTATCTATCGCCAGGCAAAAGGCATTGGCTGGAGACAAGGCTACCGTTGAGAACCTTCAGAAATTTGGAATCACCGTCGACGAACTCAGAGGAATGGATCTTAAGTCCATGTTTCTGGCTCTCGGCAAACCATTTGAAGAAGGCATTGATCCGCAAAAACTGTTGGGGCCGTTTCGGGAATTGGCAGGCCGAGGTGCA